CAGATAACTTAAACTTTTCCATTCACACCACTCCTATAATCTTTTATTCGTAACATTCATAAATATAATATATATTAAAGTTAATTTACTATTTACTCAAATCCATCAACTTTTTTTTCCATATCTTTATATTTGTTCGCTAGTTCTTTTCTTAAAAACTCCTGACTATTATCCATCTTACTTTGAGCTTCTTTTCCAAACTGACTACTGCCTTCATATATTAAAACCTGCCCAATATTAGTATTTATTTTAGCTGGATAAGTAACACCATCAATACCAAATCTATTTTTAATTATATGAAATCTACCTGTGTTTGCTATTTTATCTTCAACTTTTCTACTCATACTCATAACAAAATCAGCGGTCATAATTTTACTATAATCTTCTGCAACCTTATCAGCACCAATTACATCTTCTTCAAGAGCTGAACGGTTAGCTTGTGAAGCTGTCCATATCGGTATTTCTAACTCACCAGCTAATCCTCTTAAATCTTCATAGATAGTTCCTATTGCGTGTCTCTTCTCTCTAAAGTTTCCTGTAGGCATTAATATATCAGCATAATCAACTATTACCATATCTGGTTTTTCACCACTTATTTCAATCTGTTTTAAATGAGAACTTAATGTTTGTACACTAGCTCCTTTAGTTGGAAAATACTTGATTAGTAATTTACCTGGAAGTTTTGAGAGTTTAGCTTGTACATCATCTTTATAGTATTTTATATTTGATGTAGTAACTCCTGTAAATATAGAATCATATCTTAAACCGACATAGTTTTGGTTTAACTCTAAAGTGTAATGAACTATAGTTTTACCTTCTTTTAAAGCACTAGCACCTAAAGCTTGAAGTGTCCACGACTTACCTATACCGGCTGGAGCAACAATCACTCCAAGTTCACCAGCTCCTAAACCACCATCTATTATATCATTAACTACATCCCAAGGTGTTTTAACTGTTACTCTGGCAGATTCTGCGAGTCGTGTTTCTAATGATACGATATAATCGTGTCCTAAATCTCGTGTACTACCTGCTTTCATAGCCTCATCTATAATAGATTTTATACCATCATAATTTTTATTCTCTAATAAATCAACAGATTCAAGTATAGCACTTTTTAATGTTTGATTTTTACAAAAGTCAAGTGTTTCTGATTGTACAAATTCTAAATCAGTAGCTTCTATATTTTTCCAAACATCTCTTAATTTATCTACTACACCTGATTTTAATACACCATCTTCTATTTCATCTATCTTATATTTTATAACTTCAAGTGTAGGTTGTTTTTTGTATTCATAATAATAATCTTTAATACAAGTAACTAACCACTTATTAGAAGCTGAATCAAACATAGATGGATCCAGTATATCACTAATAGTTTGAATAAACTTTTTAGTACTCAAAAGTGATGCAATAATTTTTGATTGAAATGATATTCCAAATTGAGTTAGAGTTTCACTCATTCCATAACCTTTTAATTTGTTTTTCTATTTTTCTGTTAAAGTAGTATGTATAAATATGTTTAACTTTTGTGTTAACATAAAAAATATTTTTATCTCCCGCATCATACCGGCGTTTTAATTCTCTACCATATGGTCGTTTGTCTTGATTTAATGAACGAGAATGATACTTTTTTCCATCAACCATTAATATTCTACCAGGTGCAGTAGTTCCTAAATATTGAAAATTAGTAGCTTTATAAATAACACCCGTATGACCTTCTTGTTCATCTGCAAAAGAAACTATTACTTCTATATCTGTATTCTTTTTTAACCATTTAAAAGTTTGTCCTATAAAATAACTCTCTGTATTTTTAGGTGTATCATCAACACAAACTAATCTTCTTAGTTCAAAACATTTATCAGGATTAATTGGATTGTATTTTTTTGAAGTGTGTGGCATAGAAGGCATCGCATACATCATAGCACCTATCATTTCTGGTAAACCAAACTTACCCTCTTTGTATAACCCAAAATGATAATACGATTGTATACCATTCACATTATGAGAATAATGATGTTTCTCAATGAAATTAGCTATAGCATTTCTTTGCACTGGTTCAACTACAAAATCAGTTACTTTCATGAGATTTCTCAGCATAATGATTTAACTGGTTAAAATTAGTCGATAACCAACTGGTAAGATTCGGTAACGCTGTAAATAACTTATCTTCCAAAAACATTTTTTGAAATTTATATTTTATTAACCTATTAATTGGTTCTCTAACTCTTTCCATTATTTTTGTTTTTGTAGAACCTGAAATATCTACATTTGATAATTGCATTAATTTGTAATTCAATTCTATAATATCTTTTGATTCTGGTAATTCTGTAATAACTTCATCCATCTCAACTATACGATTTTCACTCAAAAACGGTAATTTCTTTTGTATAGTTTTTAATCCTAAACCTCTAACACCTTTTATGTTATCTGATTTATCACCATCTAATACTCTATACCAAATAAGGTTATGAGATGATATACCATACTCATCTAACACAGCATCTTCATCATACATTTTCTTTTTAGTTGGACTCCATACCTTTATTCTACTGTTTGCCAATTGCAAAAAATCTTTATCAGTAGACATAATGGTTATCTCTGATTTAGTGAGAGCTTGTCTACATAGATATCCAATAGTATCATCTGCTTCAATGTTATCATAAGCTAAAACAGTTACAGGAAGTGCTTCTAAATATTCAACCACTCTCTGTAACTGCATAAACATATTTTGTTTCTCATCTTCTTGAGATGCGAAATCATATGCTCGATTTACTCTATATTTTGTTTTTCTGTTTTGTTTATATTCTGGATATAATTTACGGCGACGGGTAGACCCACCCTTACCATCAAATACTATGATAACTCGAGTAGGTCTAATCATATTTATTGTGTAACCAATACTTCGTAGAAAACCAACTATTCCACCAACATGAATTCCATCAGGGTTGGTAGTTGGTATAACACTAAATACTCTGATAAAAGTATTTAAGCCATCTATTAAAAGTACTTTATCATTTGGTTTCCCGTCATCTAATGAGCCACCCTTTTTCTTTATCTCTTCGAATATAGAAAGGTATCTTTCATTATTCACTAGGTTCTTCTTCCACTACTACATCATCAATACCGAAATTCTTTTCATATTTTAGAATTACTTTATCACAGATTAAATTATAGCAATGCTTTTTAAACTCTTCATCTTCAAGTTGTTCACTCCAATCTTTAGATTGAAATTTTAATTCTTTACCATCTTGGTTGTTCATTGTATACCAAGCTCCACCTTGTTTAACAAGTTTGTGATCTTTCATGACATGTAACCAACTTCCATCATCATCAATACCTGTTTCAAAGTAAAGTTCAAAATCAGCGTGTCTCATTGGAGGCCCTAATCTATTTTTAATGACTTGAGCTCTCATCTTCATACCAATAGTATTCTTTTTAGTGTCTTTGATTTGACCAAGATTTTTTAATCTGATACGCGTTGAAGCGTGAAATGGTAATGCTTTACCACCACTTGTAGTCCACGGGTCTCCGAACATAACTCCAAGTTTTTGTCTGAGTTGATTGGTAAATATTAAAGCAATCTTTTGTCTACCAATCATTTGAGTAATCTTTCTCATAGCTTTTGATAGAATGATTGCTTTACTTGTAGCCCAACCATCTTTATCAAATTCAGCTTCTAACTCTACTTTAGTTGTTGCAGCTGCAAGTGAATCTACAAGAATGGTTACTAACCTATCTTTATCTGATTCACGAACTTTAGATACGATTTCTTCTATAGCTGAAAAGATATCTTCTACTGTTTCTAAATGTAGATACAACATACTCTGTACATCTACACCAATTGCACCAAGAAACTCTGTACTAACTGATGTTTCAGTATCAATGTATACTGCCACTCCACCCTTCTTTTGAGTTTCGGCTAGGATGTGTGCACCAATTAATGATTTTCCACTTGATTCTAATCCGTTTAATTCTGTTATACGACCTACTGCTATACCACCATTTGGTTTGTTTGATATTGCTAAGTCTAACATAGTAGAACCTGTAGATACAAAATCTTTTATATCTGTAGGTGTGGTATCTGAGCCATCTAAGAAATATGCTACTTTCATATCCTTAAATTGTTTGTTTAATGTATTGGCTAAAACACCGGCTAATTCATCTCTTGTTGACATAAATTATCTCCAAATTTATTGTTAGTAAAAGTGTGGGTAGTTAGGCGTACAATAACAGCCAACTCTGGTCTTCAATCTGTAGACTGCCACCCACACATTGTTTTATTTAACTATTGAATAAATCATCAAATGCATCTGATGTTTCTTTAGCATTATAAGAACTAGCTTTAGAAGGAGTTTTAGCTTCTTCTTTAGTTTTCTCTGTACTTTCTGTACCACCATTTAGATAGTCATTAAGTGCTTGAGTTAACTCATCATAAGAACGTTCCTGATATATTTCAGTAATATTCTTTTGCGATTCTTTAATAGCTTCAAGAATGGAAGCATCTTCTGTTATTGGAGTTTGATTTGGTTTTACTCTGATTGATGTTGAAGGAAAGGATTTACCTGTTTCTTCAGCAGTTTTGAATTCTACAGCAACATCACGACCACTTGAAGGGTCTGTAATATCACCATAGTCTGGATCAGCAATTATTGACAACAGTTCTTGATAAACTGTTTTTCCGAATCCCCAAAAACGAACACCTTGTTTTTCTTCACCACGAACTACAACTGGAGCAAAAGTTCTCATTTTTGCTTCAATCTTTCTACCTAAACGATAGTCATCTTTAGAACCAGTTGATTTAAGTTTTTGTGCAAACTCTTCAATTGGGTCTGGACGACCAAATGAAATCGGGGAAAGATGATTCTTACCACCTAAGTCATAATGAAAGTATAATTCGATAAAAGGATTATCCTTATTGTGTTTATAAGGTACGATTCTAACGAGCTGTTGACCAGGTTGTGGTTTCCATAAGTTAGATGTACGAGTGTTTGTTGTTTGAAGTTGATTAAGACGGTTTTTGATTGCGTTTAAATCCATTTGTTATCTCCTATTTTTAATTAGTTAATTGTCATTTTTTAATCAAGTATAACCTTGATACAATAATAAGTATAATCAATTTCTTGAAAATACAATTTTATTTTAAGTTAAATTCCTATCGCTAGTGGGGAGAATGTAACGACTTCTTCATATCTTTTAACTCATCAGCGATAGCAAAAGCTTCATCTTCATATTCTTCACCATCTAAATCTTTCATCGCCTCAACCCTGTCTTTTATATCATCAACATCCATACCTTCATCCTCAAATTCATCAAGGCCTGTTAACACAGAAGCTGGATTATCCATTATTTCATACGCATCAACTGTATCACCACCAGAATCTGCATCTTTTCCTGTATCCTTACCTTTTTCACTATCTCCATCTTTTGCTACATTTGGTGCTGAACCGTGTTTTGATATATAACTCTGTTTAGATTTATCACTCAATTTATCCCACCAATTTTCTTTAACTT